TTATTCTGCCGCCTCAAGCTGGCGCGGCGTCATGAGGTCCCGCATGACGCCCGCGATGCAATCGGGACGCAAGTCGATGACGAGCCCCTCTGCGGTCACCGTGACCCTCCGTACAAGCAACTGAATGATGCGCGCCTGTTCGGCTGGGAACAGCTGCGTCCACAGCTCTGGAAAGTCCTTGAGGGCCGCGATGGCATCCGCCTCTGGAACGTCATCCCGGTCCAATGCAGCGATGACGTGGGCTGCGGTTTCTGGCGTCCGCAGCACCCTTCGGATTTCGGCGACTACCGCCGCTTCCGCAGTATCCGCAGGGAGACGGCGAGGAATGCCATCCTCGGGCGTCTCGCGGTTCTTCAGAAGATCCATCGACACGTAGTACCGATATCTGCGGGTACCCTTCTTGGTGCTGGACGGCGTCATGGCTGCGCCCGTTGCGGTAAAGAGAAGCCCCTTCAACAATGCGGACGTTTGCGTCCGGCTGTTGTTTGCCCGTTTTCGGGGGCTCTCGCCCATGATGTCATGGACCTGCTCCCACAGACGGGTGTCAATGATGGCCTGGTGTTCTCCGGCATAGGCCTTGCCCTTGTGCACGGCTTCACCGCGATAGACGCGGTTGTTTAGCAGGCGATAGAGGTACCCCTTATCGATCAGCGCGCCCTGTTTGCTGCGGAACCCATCGCTGCGCAGTTCGCGGGCCAGAACGGTGGCAGAGCCTACCTCAACAAAACGCTCAAACACCATGCGGACTTTGGCGGCTTCCTGTTCGTTCACCACCAGCTTGCGGTCGACGACGTCATAGCCCAAAGGCACATATCCGCCCATCCACATGCCCTTCATGCGCGAGGCTTTCACCTTGTCGCGAATGCGCTCGGCAGTGACCTCACGTTCGAATTGTGCAAAACTGAGCAGGATATTCAGGGTCAATCGGCCCATGGATGTTGTGGTATTGAAGCTTTGCGTGACCGAAACGAAGGTCACGCCATTGCGGTCAAAGACTTCTACCAGCTTGGAAAAGTCCATCAGAGAGCGCGACAGACGGTCGATTTTGTAGACGACAACCACATCCACGAGGCCGTCCTCGATGTCGGCCAGAAGTTGCTTCAGCCCAGGGCGCTCCAATGTGCCACCTGAGATGCCGCCATCGTCATATTGATCGCGAACCAGCGCCCATCCCTCTGACTTCTGGCTGGCGATATAGGCCTCGCAGGCTTCCCGTTGGGCATGCAGGCTGTTGAACTCCTGCTCGAGACCTTCCTCGCTCGATTTGCGGGTGTAGATGGCGCAGCGCAGGCGGCGAGCGGGTTTTGCGGACACGTCCTTCATGCTTCGCCCCGTTTCCGTTCACGCAGCCCAAAGAAGCGATAGCCGTTCCAGCGGGTGCCGGTGACGGCGCGCGCCACGGCGGACAGCGACTTGTAGCGCTTGCCGCCCCATTCAAAGCCCTCTTTCAGCACGGTCACAGTGTGGGCGACGCCGTCCCATTCGCGGATGAGCTTGGTGCCCACGACGGGGTTACGGGGATCGGCAATCTGGGCCTTACGCGTCAGTGTGCCCTCGACCTCGTCGGCCAGCAGGTCCAGCAGCCGGCGGGTTTGCTTGTCCGGGCCGCCATAGATCAATTCCTGGATCCGATAGGCCAAACGGCTTTCCAGGAACTTGCGGCTATTGTTCGGGGCGGGCGCATCAAACAGCGCTTGCCATTCGATCTTTAGTTCGTTGACAGACATGGCTTTCAAGGCGGCCAAACGCGCCAGGATTGGTTCATGTGTGGTCATGCAGATCTCCTCTGAGTTGGAGTTGCAGTACCGCTCTGTTTGCGCGGGAAGTGTAGCGAACCGTCTCCAGTATTCTCGGATAGATGGTCGCAATTGCGGCCCGCGAGGCGCACCACGGCTGTGGCCAACAGGCCATAGAGTTCGGCGCGACGTTCGTGCGCCGTCATGCGATCTGGGTGAAGCGGGTTTGGTCGGTTCATGCTGCACTCCGAGGCAGGTCTTGCATGACCGCCGCCTTGATCGCGGCCTGGTTCCAGCGGAAGTTGAGATGGCAATTGGCGGCGTATTTCGAGAGACCAAAGTCGAGCCCGCTGGCGGTTAGCCCGGTTTTGTGCAGAAGCTCGACCTGACGCAGGCTGGCAGGGTCATTGATCCAGCGTTTGCTTTTGGCGGCCGCACTGCTGGTCTCGGTTTCGCGGAGAAAGTCATCCGCTGCCGCGAGAGCCTGAATACGGGTTCCCACAGCCAATGATCGAATTTGGCGGTGTTTGGGCCGCCCCAGCGCGTGCCAAAGCGTCCCATCGTGGAATACGCCCGCCCATCCCTCAAAGCCGCTGGCGATAAGGGCCTGCCCGTCGCCGTGCAGATCGATCCAGGAAAACGGCGACCTGTCCAGCAGGGCAATTTCTGTCATCTCGAACGAGGTTAGAACCTGCGCTTCGCTGACGGTGCGGGCAAATTCATGACCACAAAAATCGCAGATCGAAGCGCCAAGGGGCAGTTCCGCCTCGCAAGAGGGACAGGTTTTCCAGGGCTGTGCACCTGCGGGCGTTTCATTCTCGTCGAGAGAAATGTCCTGTTCCAAGGACCCGTGGCGGAGTGCAGCACCGGCAAAATCCAGCACAATACAATCAGTCTTGATGATGCCGGGGTAGCGTTCCGGATCGACACGGCGGAGACCTCGGCCGACGGCCTGGATGAATGTCCCCTTGTGCAACATGGGGCGCAGTATGCCGATGCAGCCCACGGGCTGGCTGTCGAAACCTTCTGTCAGAACCATGCAGTTCGCGAGAACCTGAATGTCCCCGCGATCAAATTGCGCGATGAGATTGCTGCGCTCAGAACTGGCCATGTCACCAGAGATGACAGCAGCTGAAATCCCCTCCGCTGTGAAGGCGTCGGCCACAGCCTCGGCATGTGCGACGGTGGCGCAGAAAAAGATCGTACGTCGGTCGGACGCTTTGTCTTTCCAATGCTCGACCACGGCTTCGTTCAGGACAGAGCGGTTCAGGACCTTGTCAGCCTGGCGCATGTCATAGTCACCTGCCGTGCTGGTGAGCCCCGCCAGTTCATCATCGACGCCAAGATCGATGGTAAAGGTGCGTGGCGGAACAAGCAGGCCGCGCGCGATCAGGGTGCCTATCCGCAGATGGTAGCCGACATTGCTGAAGGTGCGGCGCAGGCTGCGGCCATCCCCGCGCCCGGGCGTGGCGGAAAGACCCAAGAGCTTCGCCTGAGGGTTCAAGGCGCGGACATGCTCGATGACGGACTGATAGCTGGTCGCAGCGGCGCGGTGGCATTCATCGATGATGAGATGCGAAACCGCCGGCATGCCCTCACGCCGATTGGCTCGCGCCAGCGTCTGCACGCTGCCGAACACAACCTGTCCGTCCCAGTCATCCCGCTCGGCTTTGACGACAGAGGATGGCAGGCCCGAAATGCGGGAAATAGCAGCGCGGTTTTGCTCGATGAGTTCATCGGTGTGTTGGAGAACAAGAACCTTCGCATCGCGCTGACGCTCTGCTTCCTCGCCAACGAAAAAGCCTGCGATGGCCGTCTTTCCTGCGCCGGTCGGCAGTACCAACATCGTGTTGCCATGCGCGGCGGTGCGATCGTGGGCGGCGTCAACCGCCGCCCTTTGATAATCACGAGGGATCATGCGTGCCTCCCTCAGCGTGCCCAGAAGGGTGCGCCGCCGTCAGAGGCGGTATCAGACCCGGCGTAAGGGTCCTGCACCACGCGGCCAATATAGCCCTGTGGAGCAGTAGAGGGTGAATGGATGGGTGCCGGCTGCCCCCCCATGATCTCGGCGTATTGGCGATGCTCTGGCCCCACAGCGGCCTTGATGACATTGCGGCCGGGTTCGTCAGGCTCATCCCGGTTTTTGTCGATGCCGATCTTGGCCACAAAATCGAGGCTGTTGAGATCACCAAGGCTGCGGATCAAGCGAGCTGCGCGCGCCGCCTCGGACTGGTCATTGGCCTTGATGCCCCGGGCGGACTCGAGGATGCCCCGAATAAGGGCGCGGCCCCGGTTGGCGTATTTGTCGACGCCACTGGCGTCCACGCCTTTGCCGCGGAACCCGATGCGCGTGTAGATGCGGCGCCTTGCATAGGGCCCCTCCATCACGATCGCTTCGGTGTTGAGATATTGGGCGGCACTGGCCTGGCTTTGGGTCAACCAGCCTTCCGGACCCGCGCCACCGGGGCGGATGATCATGGTGACTTTGACCAGCGTGTTGGCGGGGATGAGGTCGAAAGCGGCATCCTGGGCGTCAGCGCCATTGAAATCCATATCGCTTGCCATGGCTTATGCTCCTTGCGTCTGTGTTGGGGTGGGGATGGCGTCGGCCTCGGACGGCATGTCGAACGTCAAAGCGCGTGCGCTGCTCGTGGGCTGACCACTGCGGATCTTCGTCATCAGACGCCCGAGATGGGGCTCCTCAATCGTCCCCAGCCGCCCGCTGCGATCTTTTGCCGGATAGCCGTAAGGATTGATCGTGGTGCAGACGAAGGCTCGATATGCCTTGCCCTCTGTGGGCTGTATTTCGGTGAGGGTAATGACCTCATCGACGATCCCAGGCAGTTCGAGGCCGGTTTTGGAGCCTTCGACTTGCAGCGCGAAAAAGGTTTTGCCGAAGTCATCAGCCTTTTTGTCGAGCAGCCCGACGAGCCAGATGTTTTTGCGCGGCGTATGCTGGAGATGGGTCAGCCAGCCGATCATTTCCTGGCCGAGCAGGCCATACGCGCCGCGCAGATCGAGTTTGCCGTTGCGGTCGGATTGCACCTGAGGCTGCCCCTTGCACCATTGCATGCAAATGCGAGAGGCGACCGAAATCGAGTCCACGAAGATCGTATCGTATTTGTCTAAAAGGCTCGGGTCGCCAAACAGGCGGCAAACCCGCTCGTAGTCTTTCTGGCTATAAGCCTGATCATCGCGCATCGCCGGGTTGGGGCCGCCAATCCAAGCTGCGAGATCACGGGCGCGTTCCCAATCGCGAACACGGACTTCGTCACCGGGCCAGCCCTGGACGGCCAGTTCGCCGGCCTCGAGGTTTACGAATAGTGTGCGGTCGGCATCGAGGGTCCACAGCTGGCTGGTTTTGCCAATCCCGGAAATTCCGGTGAGAACCCCTTTGATGCCGCGGGTTTCTTTCAAACGCTCATCTGCGGTGATGATGCGAAACGATGAGGGTGCGGTTGGGCTGTTCATTGACGTGCCTCCAATTCCTGGGTGGCGGCGGTCACAGCGATGTCGGCGCCCAACGCCCCCTGCTTGCGGGCCAACGTGATGATCTCTTCGAGGGCCATGATTTTCTGACCAATCGCGCGGCGTTCCTGTTCCAAAGGCAAAAGCGCAAAGGCGATCTGATCGAGAGTGGCGCGCTCAATGGGCAAATTGCGGGCGAGCCTGCCGCCAATGGCGGGGACTGCGACCGTATCCGGGAGAGCGCTGAGCCAGTTCGACTGGCGGAGTTTTTTCAGAGGTGATGTGAACATCATCCAGCTCCTGTTTCGTCATGCTCCGGGGTCGTCTTGGGGGTGACAACTGCCGGGCCCGACGCCGCCCTGGAGCTTGCGGTCGAGGTGTTTCCCCAAGGGTTTTGCATTCCCCCGAAGGCCCGGCATGTTTTTGAATTTCTCTTGGCCCTACTTACCGACGCGGGGCGCAAACTGTCGGGGCGCTGCCTCGAAATACCCATCCAGCCCCATTGCTATGGCGGCTTTCCGAATGACGCTGAGGCGCTCGTAGATCGTGCTGCGGTGCAGGCCCAAAATACGCGCTGCATCCGCTACTGATCCCTGGCTCACAGCAATCGCTATGTGCCGTGAACTGGGGCAAAGGGAGGCGAGGAACTTGGCCACATCGGTTTTCAGACCTGCGCCGTGCGCGGCGGCAAAATCGTCTGCACCAAAGGCAGGAGAGGTCTCGCTCAGCGTATCGGCAAGTGTGAGGCCCTCATGACCATCCTGGGCAAGGATTGGTGTAGCAAAAGACTGCGTCTTGCGACTGGCCTTTGCGGCTTGGCTTTGGCGTGCGAGATCAGCGATCCGGTTTTTGACAATGCGATCGACAAAGGTGTCGAAGCAGGCGCGCTCGGGGTCGAACTGTGCTGCGCGCCGCAGAACCTCTTCTCTGAGTTCTTGCGCGATGTCTTCGGCATCAAGGCCGGGGGCGGCGCCCGAATGCGCCAGACGCGCAGCGCGGATGTTGATGTTGCGATTGATGCGCGATGCGGGGTCAATCAGTGCGTTGAGATGCTCCATGGTATTCGCCTTCGTCCAGGTGGACGGGCTCGAGGGCCCGAATACCCGGCTCCGGCGAAATTTCGTCTGAAGGCCTGGAATGGCAGCGCGCAAAAGAAAGAAGCCGCCGAAATCAGTGTGATTTCAGCGGCTTGCCATGGAGAAATATTTTGAGATTTTTTCGTCGGGGCTCAGCGAAATTTCGTTAAGGTCTGTCCCTGGCGCCCTTGGCGCAGATCATCTGCGCTCAGGACGAACTTGGTGACGTATTCACCCTTCACGACCTTGATGGGGTCCCCCTCAAGCCCGAAGGCCGCGATCAATGCCTTTGACAGGGCCTGCTTGTTTTTCTGCAAAAGCGGCGTTCCTTGGGAATCTGCAAGGCGAGCAACGTGTCGCCCGTTGCCAACGGCAAGTGCCAGGAAGAATTTCCAGGCTTCCTTGACGGTGGTTTCCTGCTTCTTGGTGTTTCGCAGATCGAAGGCATCTGGTTCGAAGGCGCGGGTGACACCTTTGACGGTGACATTGATCCAGGCGGCGGCCGTGAACCGGATGGTCATGTCTTCCCAAGTTGTCCCAGTTGGCAGATCCCAAGCGCGCTGAGGACCTTTCGCTTGCGCGGCCTTGTCGCCCAACTCTCCAAGCAAGTCTTGTAACACCGCGTCCCCCTGTGGCGTGAGGGACAATTTACCCGCTCCACGTGCGAGGAGATTTGCGTCCAAGGGCATGATTGTTACGCCATGGCGCCTGAGTGGTTCGGTGACGGTATCTGGGAGCGAGGCCACCGTTGGGCAGAGCAACACGACCGGGGTTGGGGTTTCCAGAATTTCATCGAGATCTTGTGGCCGGGCTTTGGGGGTGGCGCCGGGAATGCACAAGAAGACGGGCACCCCCAATCCAGCTGCCCGCTCGCGCGTGCCCAATCGCTGGATAAAGGATGGCGCAGGATTGCGGATCGGTGGCTGTAGCTCCATGGCCTTGACCAAGGCCTCCGCAAAGCTGCGCCGATCGAGGGCATGGATGCGCAACGCGTCTCGTGTCACTTCAAGCGATTGGCAGGCCTTTGGGCTATCGCCACAAATGGCGCTGGCAGTTCCGTCGCCATGAACAATCACCCGACGTGGACAGCCCTCGCCCCCGGGGTTCGGGCAGGGGAGCGAGGCTGCCATTTTACCCGTTGCGGGCAAAAATGGCGCCACCGCTTTCCACTCGTCGCCGAGGCGCTGCTGCCAGCCCCAATGCGATGATCCGCCGTCGGTCAGCTCATCAAGCGCTTTCCAGAACTTCGAAATCATCATCGCTATCGGCCTCAGTTTGCAGTTTCCAGAAGCCGCGGGCTTTGAGCCAAGCTTCCACCAGGCTCGTGTCGGCATCGCGCTCGTAACGGGCAACGTTGACGGGGCGGATCATCACCGAGCGCTCTTTTTTCTCGCCCTCGAAGGCCACCTTGAATTTTGCATAGGTCAGCCGACCAAAGCTCAGCCGTGCCGCCCAGTCGTCCCCATAGGTCTCGAAGAGGTCATCCGAGCGGCGGGTTTCATACTCGGGGCAGGTGCCATCCCACATGCGGCCAAACTCGACAAACCGCACCCGGGACAGCCCAGGGATGTCGGCGCAGGCGAGGGCGTCGGGGCCATGATCGATCAGGGGCTGCAGATTGTAGCGTTCCGCCCGCTCAAAATGCGCATCATCTCCGAAAAGAACCATGCCGAGCGTTCTGAGATAGAGTTCCCGCTCGCCCTTCGTCTCCGTGTTGACGCCAATCTCGTCGATCTCGGCATCATAGATCAGCACGTCGTCCTTCTGGGGCCGATAGAAGGCGATCCCATCCTTACCATCTTCCTTGTGCTCACCCTCCCGCCGCATGGGCTGGCCATGGCGCACCAAGATCCAAATGCGGTTTTCTTGCGGGAACACGAACACCCGCGACCCACGTCCGCGGCGTTTGCTTTCAAACCATGGGTCCATCATGGCTTCCATCTCGCGGCACTGCGCCTCGGAGATGACAATTTGGCCCTCAGATCCTGCTGGCTTGTTCGATTTGCCCGCAAAATATGTGAAGTTGGACCGGTTGAAGGCGACGGTTTCCGCGTGCTGGCGCTCAAGCAGATCGGGCTGCGCCAGCCAGATTTGGACGGCCACGTCCGCAGGCGTGCTTTTGTCGTTATGTTCGATGTCCAGACCGGCCGCTTCCGCGCGTTCGATCAACTCATCCATCGGCTCTTTGCGGGCCGTCTCGTGAACGTAATAGAGCGCGTTCACCATGCTATCTGAGACGCCCGTGCCTGGGTTCATCAAGATGGCGGCGATCTGGTCATAGGGCATTTCTGCCCGATCGATGGCGCTCAAATCTAACCCGCGCTCGGCAAAATAGCTGTCCCATTGGGACAGGAAGCTGATCAAGTGATCGGGGTGGATTTCCTTCAGTCGACCGGGGTTCGTGAACACACGAGGGTTGAACGCGGGCATGGGCGAATTCCTTCTCCAGGGGGTGGTGTGCTCGGACGAATCGGGGCCTGTGCGAGCTTTGAGTGAATTCTAAGTCAGCCGCCCAAAATGTCTATATGCTGTTTTTAAAGACACTATTGAACAACATATGGTGTCATTCAGCATCATTTACCGTCATTTGGCAACATCTGCTAGATCTCGATGTTCGCTATATGTTCTATCCGACATTTTGTAGACCTCGTCGGTAAGTGAAGAGGGTCCCCCTGGAGACCTTCACCATGCAAAAGACGACCCCGAAACCGCCCCAATGGCGGCACCTGGCCTTTCGATGTGAGGAGGGCCGGAATGATTGATCCCGATGATCGCGAGCGCGCGGCGCTGGCCCATGCCATGAAATCCATGGGCCTGCTCATGGGTGAGATCGGCTGGACCGTGTCCTTCAAGGACCTCACGGCTGCACAGGCGAAAAGTCTCGCCGAGGCTGCCGTCGATGGGTTTCAGGAAAGCATGCGGGCCTCGGCCACCCATGAGAGTTCGGAGGTGCCGTTTTGACCGACGCCCTTTTGGACTTCAATCACCGCGAAAAGCCCCCGAGCTTTGCCGAGAGCGTCAACGCGCTCATAGACCACGCGCTTGTCACTGAGAACGACGCGCGGCCAACCCGCGATTATCTTGGCGGCAGCCGCTTGGGAGATGCCTGCGCTCGGCGCTTGCAGTACGAGTACCTCAAGACCCCCAAGGATGAAGGCGGCGGGTTCTCAGGCCAGTCGCTGCGGATTTTTGCTCTTGGGCATGTTTTGGAAGACCTCGCGATCGAGTGGCTGCGCAAGGCAGGTTTCGATCTGCGCACGCGCAACCGGCATGGCGATCAGTTTGGATTTTCTGTCGCCGGCGGCCGGGTCAAAGGGCACGCCGACGGGGTGGTTGTTGCCGCGCCAAACGGCATGGCGGTGCCTGCGCTTTGGGAATGCAAATCAGCCAATGCCAAAAACTGGCGCGGCATCGAAAAGCATGGGGTGGTCAAGGCCAAGCCTATCTATGCAGCACAGATCGCGCTTTATCAGGCCTATCTCGGGCTGACAGAGACGCCGGCGCTCTTCACGGCGATCAACAAAGACACCTGTGAAATCTGGCACGAGCTTGTTCCCTTTGACGGGGCGCTAGCACAGGCCGCCAGTGATAAGGCTGTCCAGATCCTGCGCGCCTGCGATGCCGGCGAAACTCTGCCCCGCCACACGACAGACCCAGAGCATTTTGAATGCCGGTTTTGCTCCTACGCCGCGAGGTGTTGGGCATGACCGATTATCTGAAAACATCCGATGCGGCCGATCCTGTTGCCCCCGATGCGAATACGATCGCCCTCTATGCTGAGGTGGTGTTCGGCTATTGTGAGTTCTTCGCACCTGTGCGGGCGCTTGCCGAGAAGGGCGCACCAGATGCCCCGCCGCATACGCCATTCCTGCCAGTGGATGGGGATCTCGGCATCAAACTCGCCCATCAGGCGGACTGGGCCGCTCAAACGGGCATGGCGCTCTTTGTCGTGCCGGGCACGGTCCATGAGGCGGGCGCCGCACGCTCCGAGCATATCGCACAGATGCAGGTTGTCTTGGTCGATATCGATCAGGGCGATATCGCTGCCAAGCGCAGCCATCTGATCCAGCACCTCGGCACGCCAACCCTCGAAGTGGCATCGGGCGGCGTCACGCCCGAGGGACAGGATAAGCTCCATCTCTATTGGCGGCTCACGGAGCCTGCCGAAGGCGAAGACATTGCCCGCGTCTGCCGGGCGCGCCAGATGATTGCCGCCAAAGTGGGTGGCGATCCGTCATTCAAATCCGCCCACCAGCCCATTCGGGTGGCGGGCTCCGTTCATGCCAAGTCGGGTGTGAAACGGCTGGTCTCTATCCTCGATTATCGCCCCGTTGATTTTGACCTTGGTGAACTGGCGGAAGCCATATTTGCGATGCCGCCGATGGAGGGCCTTGCTGCAGAGGCGTTGGATTTTAACGCCGCGCCTTCTGAGCGGGGCAGCGTTCCGGAACTATTTGCCAAGCCGGTCCGCGAAGGCGGCGTTGATGGGACGACCCGCTTCGATGCGCTGTCACGCGTCATTGGGTATTGGATCCGGCGCAGCCGGGAAGGGCATGTTACGCCGGCCGATGCTTGGGCGGAGATCGTCGCGTATAACGACGCGCGCATTGACCCACCTTGGCCAGATGCCCGCCTCCGGCAAGAAGCAGAGCGGTTATGGCGCCTTGATCAAGCTCGCAATGGGGAAATCCCCGATGAAGAGGGCCTAGAGCCTGAGCCTGGTTACGGT